ACAAGTTTTAGATTCACCCACCTTCGGTTCGTAATGAAAGGAGTTAAATAGATATGGCAAGTAGTGGAAATTTTTGTACATGGAACGCACTTACAGGAATTAAAGATGATGGTAGTTCAGGTATAACATTTGCTAATGGTAATACCAGTGCTAGTATGACGCATAATGGAATATCTTGTTTAGGTACACATGGTATAAAATCTGGTAAATGGTATTATGAAATTAATTATCATGCTGATGGTAATTATTCAGATGGAAGGCTTTTTGCAGGTTGGACTTCAGATTTAAAAGGAATAAAATATGCTTTCTTTAAACAAGCAGGAGGTTCTCCAGATAGAGAAGGTTTTGGAGTTCATGTTTGGTTTTATAGAAACGGTAGTCAAGGTGGTAAAATATCGTATCAATCAGGAACAGATTTTACTGGAAACACAGGTGCATCAAATACGAATATAAAAGCAACTCAAGCAAATGATATTATTATGTGTGCTATTGATGCTGATAATCATAAAATGTATTGGGGTATAAATGGTAACTGGGGTTCAACTAATTCAGATATTACTCAAGTAGATGGGTGGTCTATAGAATCAACATGGCAAGGAAGTACATGGCAACCAGCTATATGGTTTGCAGGTGCATCATCAGGAACAACTGCAATTATAAACGCAGGACAAGACAGTAGTTTTGCAGGAACAAAAACTAGTGGTTCTGCTAATGCAAGTGATTCAAATTCAGTGGGTAATTTCTATTATACACCTCCTACTAACTTTCTTGCCTTATCAAGCAGTAACCTTGTAATTAGTGATGACATAGACCCTGCACAAACTGATGATTCTTATCCTGCTAAGAATTTTAATGTAGTTCCTTACACTGGTAATCAAACAGATGGGAGAGCAGTAACTGGAGTTGGTTTTGCTCCTGACCTCGTGTGGATTAAACAAAGAGTAAGTTTTTCTAATCCTAATATACTTACTGATACAGTAAGAGGTGCTACAAAAAGAATAGAATCAAATGTTGATATAGCAGAAGCAACAGATTCAGATGGTCTACAATCTTTTACTAGTGATGGTTTTACTCTTGGAACTAATGATAAATATAATTGGACTAGTAGTCATACTTATGTTGCGTGGTGTTGGAAAGCTGGAGGAGCACCTACAGCAACTAATTCAGCAGGAGCAGGTGCTACACCAACATCTGGTTCTGTAAAAATAGATGGTTCAAATTTAGGTTCTGCACTTGCTGGTTCTATACCAGCTACTAAACTATCTGCAAACACAAAAGGTGGTTTTAGTATTATAACCTATACAGGAACAGGAAGTAATGCCACTATTGCACATGGATTATCAGCTAAACCAGATTTTATACTTACCAAAAGATTAAATTCTTCACAAACTTGGGGAGTTTATCATACGAGTTTAGGAGCTACAAAATATCTTGCTTTAAATACTAATGCTGATGCAGGTACTGATAGTGCTTTTTGGAATAATACAGAACCTACTACCTCTGTTATATCTTTAGGTACTGAAGGCAGAGTAAATGGAAATAGTCAGAATTATGTTGCGTATGCGTGGCATAATGTAGCAGGAATGCAACGTTTTGGAACCTACATTGGAAATGGCAAGGCGAATGGCAGTACAATATTTTTAGGGTTCAGACCCAGATTATTTGTAACGAAAAAATTAGGCACTGATAATTGGATAGTAATAGATTCTGGAAGAGAAACTTTTAACGCAGTGGGAGAAAAAGTTTTATTATGGGATACTAATGATACAGAATTTGACCCTAGCAACGTGAATTTAGACTTTGTTAGTAATGGGGTGAAAATGAGAAATACTGATGGTAAAATTAATGCTAGTGGAACTGAATATGTTTACATGGCATGGGGTGACGTTCCATTTAAATATAACAATACTTTTTAGGAGGTGAAATAATATGTGGGCTTTAATAAAGGATAATAAAATAGAGGAGATTATAAGATTTCCCAAAACTATGGTAATAGATGATATTACACATTCTAGGCGAATATTTACAGCATGGACTTGGGATGAACTTAATGCCATAGGTATTTATACAGTAGAGGCAGGAACACAAGGTGATGATAGGTTTGAAATAACTTCTAACCCTACTTATACCTATAGTGCTTCTGGTAAAAAAGTAACTACTGCGTACACTACAACTGATAAAACATTAACCGATACAAATAATGTAGATGAAGATGGTAAAGCTGTATTAGACTACAAAGGTAATCAAACAGTTACACTAGGCTTAAAATCTATAGCTAAGAATCAAGCTAAAGAAACAGCAAATAGTCTTATAAAGCAATTTAATTGGCTTGTAGAGAGGTCTATCTATGATAGTAGTAAAACTATACCAAGTGCAGTTGGAACGTATGTAGGAAAGATTAAAGCAGACTGTGCTACCATTGAAGCAGCAATAGATGGTGCAAGTGATATGGCAGCTTTTAAAAAACTATATGAATGGGAATATAATGAAGATGGTAGTGTAAAAACTATTGCACCAATACAAAATTGGAGTGATGATTATGATGTTAAAACGTATATACGATAAAATTAAGAAAAGATTATTTGGTAAACTATGTGGTTGTAAACCTAAGAAAAGAGGTAGACCCAGAAAGGATAAATAATGGCTACAAACTCAGAAGCAAGACAAGCATCTATAAGAGCAGTAACCTCTACAACAGCATTACATAACGAAGATTGGTTAGCTTTATTTGCAGCAAGGTCTATACCAGCAGGTACATTTAACGAAAGAATGTTAGCTTATATTAATGGTGAGTTAAGTACATCTTACACTGATATAAACCTAGCCTTACAAGCATTTGCTACAGATCAAGATGATTTTAACTTTTCTAGTATGGGGACATTTACACCATGAGCCAACAATCACTAAGACAAAAAAGTTGCAGAGATGCTTCAGATACAGCAGGTACATATAATGAAGATTGGATGAAAACCTTTGAAGAAGCAGGTATCACCACAGGTACATTTTCTGAGAGAATGTTACAATATACAAGAGAGCAAGGTTCTGCTTGGGATAATGCACAATGGGATGTATCAAGTTGGGGTCAAGGTGCTTTTGTAAATGTTAATCAATCAATGGCACAATTAGGTAAACAAAATGGTACAACAGTTCCTGGTTCTCTATGGAGTAGTCTAGGTACATTTAGTGCCGATTAGGAGGTATTATGGCTATTACAGCACTTATAGCACCAGCAACTAAACTTCTAGGTAAGTTTATACAAGACAAAGACAAGAAAGCAGAATTAGCTCATAAACTAGCTACAATGGCAGATGAACACGCACAACAACTAGCATTAGCACAAATAAAACTTAATACAGAAGAAGCAAAAGGTAACTGGTTTCAATCAAGTTGGAGACCTTTAGTTGGGTGGATATGTGCTATGTCATTAGGTATAAACTTTATGGTAGTTCCTATATGTTCTGGATTTGGTATTACAATACCACAAGCTGATATGTCTGTGATGATGCCTTTATTATTAGGTATGTTAGGTATCGGAGGTTTGCGTAGCCTAGACAAAATTAAAAAGGTTGATTCTAAAAAATGAGAATAGATAAAGGTAAATTAATAGATATGTTAATTCTACATGAAGGATTAGAGTTAAAACCATATCAATGCACAGCAGATAAAACAACAATCGGAGTGGGTAGAAACTTATCTGATGTAGGTATTACAGATGAAGAAGCAAAGTTTTTGTTATTAAATGATTTGCAAAGAATACAAAAAGAAGTAGAGCATTGGACATTTATGGAATCATTAGCAGAGCCTAGACAAGCTGTATTATTAGACATGGTATTTAATATGGGTATTAGTAGGTTTAATGCTAATACATGGGTTAAGACCTTTGCAGCAATACAAGATAAAGATTTTGAGAAAGCTGCAAATGAAATGTTAGAATCAAAATGGGCAAAGCAGGTAGGTCAAAGAGCTATACGATTATCACAAATGATGCGTAAAGGGGTATGGTATGTCGATTGACCCTATGATGATGTGGAACGTAATTATAACTGTGGTTTTAGGACCATTTGCATGGGCATTTTCTAAAATGTTTAATGAAGTAAAAAGATTACAAATACTTCTAAACAAAACTAGAGAAGATTTAGGAAAAGAATATGCCACAAAATCCGAGCTTCACAATGAAACAAGAGAGATTAAAGAGCTAGTATTAAGACTAGAAGTTAAACTCGACAGGTTCATTGAGAAGCATAATGGTTGAACCAATATCTACAGCACTCGCTGGAATTGCATTAGTTACGAAAAGTGTAGAGTTTATAAAAAAAAATATTAGTACCTGTCAGGATATTGGCGACATCATAAACCATGTAGACAATGCTTTAAATGGACAACAACAAACAATTAAGCAAAGAGAAAAAAAAGGAGCTGACCCCTTTGCTATAGATAATGTGGCAGAGGAGGTGATAAATGTTAGATTAGCCCAAGAAAGGCTTTATGAAATGAAGCAATTAATCAACCTTAGATTTGGTCATGGAACTTGGGAGTATATATTAGAAGAACGTAAAAAAAGAATAGATAAAAAAAAACAAGCAATTAAAGAAGCCAAAGCTAAAAAAATGAAAAAACAAAAAGAAATGTACGATATGATAAGAATGGTTATGATAGGGTTA